CTTCACCCGGTACTGGTGGGACGCTAAGACCTACAGACCGGACGGCATTGTGTCAGGCTTGGACACATGGGACTTGTTACAGAAGCAGAAGGACGTTAAGTCAATCCCGTACCCGTGGGCGTGTCTTAACGAGTTTACCCACGGGTTCCGACGCAGGGAGCTAGTGACCATTACGTCAGGTTCGGGCATGGGTAAGTCCCAGATAATGCGGGAACTGGAACACTACCTCTTGAAGAACACCGAGGACACCATTGGTATCTTGGCGTTGGAGGAGGACGTACCTAAGACCGCCTTGGGCATTATGTCCATCGAGGCAAACAAGCAGCTACACTTGCCGGACGTAAAGGAGACTGTAAGTAAGGAGGAGGAGCGGGGATACTGGGAGAAGACGATGGGCTTGGACAGGGTACACCTGCTCGACCACTTCGGAAGCACCAGTGAGGACGACCTGCTGTCACGGATACGCTACATGGCGAAGGGCTTGGACTGTAAGTGGATTATCCTAGACCACCTGTCCATCGTAGTGTCAGACCAAGCACAGGGCGACGAGCGTAAGGCGATTGATAGTATTATGACTAACTTACGCAAGATAGTACAGGAGACAGGCATCGGGTTGTTCCTAGTGTCTCACCTCCGCAGACCTTCAGGACAGAAGGCACACGAGGACGGCGGTAAGATTAGTCTTGGTGAGCTACGTGGGTCAGCAGCTATCGCACAGCTAAGTGACATGGTTATCGGCTTGGAGCGTGACCAGCAACACACGGACGAGAAGGTACGCAACACTACGTGTGTTCGTGTCCTGAAGAACAGGTTTGTTGGCCTGACAGGGGCGGCTTGTTTCCTTTATTACGACAAGGACTCAGGCCGTATGATTGAAACATCGTGTCCAGTAGAAGATAGCGTGGAGTTTTAATGAAGCAGGTAGTGTTTGACATAGAGACAGACGGCTTGAAGCCCACCGTGATTTGGTGTGTCGCTTGCAAACAAGTTGATACCGGGGACGTTGAGGTGTTCTACCACAGCAACTCTTTCGGTGAGTACCTGAAGAAGCTGGGCGACCAAGTGGAACTGATTGGTCATAACATCATAGCCTATGACATTCCCGCCTTGGAGGAACTATGGGGAGTGGACTGTACTGGCTACAAGATTACTGACACATTGGTTCTGTCACGACTTGCTGACCCATCACGGGAAGGCGGTCATTCACTAGAGAACTGGGGACAGAAGCTAGGAGTCCCCAAAGGAGACCACGATGATTGGACTACACTTACGGCTGCTATGGTGGAGTACTGTAAGCAAGATGTTCGCGTTAATGAACTGGTGTACAGGGGGCTACTTCGTGACCTTGCAGGCTTTGGAGATTCATGCCTTAATCTTGAAGGTGACGTACAGCGCATCATTGCGAAGCAAATCAAACACGGATGGAGAATAGACCAACAGAAGGCGTTTGTACTACTAGCTGAACTGAAGGAAAAGAAGTTTGACTTGGAGGAACAGGTACACCAGACCTTCAAGCCATTACCCACGTTTGTTAAGGAGATTACACCCAAGGTTAAGAAGGACGGTAGCTACTCTGTAGTCGGCCTGAAGTTCTTGGGAGACCAGTGGGTAACAGCAGCGGGTACGTTCAGCAGGCTGGATTATCCAGCGTTTAATCTAGGTTCACGCCAACAGATAGGGCGTTACCTAAAACACTTCGGATGGAAGCCTGAGTCATTCACTGAGAAAGGACAGCCAATAGTTGACGAGGCTGTACTAGGCAAAGTGAAGGGCATACCGGAAGCAGCACTGATTGCTGAGTACTTGATGATACAGAAGCGTGTAGCACAGGTACAAAGCTGGTTGGACGCTGTGGAGGAGGACGACAGAGTACACGGCTACGTAAACCCAAATGGCGCGGTAACAGGACGTATGACACATTCAAGCCCCAACGTGGCGCAAGTCCCAGCGGGTAGCGCACCCTACGGTAAAGAGTGTCGAGAGATATGGACAGTACCTACAGGCTACAAGCTGGTCGGTATGGACGCAAGTGGCCTAGAGTTACGTATGTTGGCGCACTACATGAACGATGAGGCATATACAAATGAAATTCTCACGGGAGATATTCACACGGCAAACCAGTTGGCTGCGGGCCTTGAAACTAGAAATCAAGCTAAGACTTTTATCTACGCTTTCCTTTACGGCGCAGGAGATGCAAAAATCGGAAGTATCGTCGGAGGAACTGCAAGAGATGGTCGAGGACTTAAGGAGAAGTTCCTACGAAACACGCCTGCTCTTAGAACACTACGAGAACGAGTTGGCGTGGCTGCTGGAAGAGGCTATGTTCTTGGACTGGATGGACGCAGGGTCTATGTACGGTCAGAACACGCGGCACTAAATACTCTCCTACAGAGCGCAGGTGCAATCGTTATGAAGAAAGCACTGTGCATACTGGACGAGTACGCCGCGAAGTATAAGATTGATTACAAGTTTATAGGAAACATTCACGATGAAATCCAGACGGAGGTTGCAGAAAAGGACGCAGACTGGTTTGGCAAGTTGGCAGCATCTTGCGTTGAAGCAGCAGGACTACACTTCAAGCTCAACTGTCCCCTTGCCGGAGACTACCAAGTCGGTGACAACTGGAGCCAGACACACTAATGAAGAGGTACAACATGAAAAACAGAACAATGGAAAACCAGACACGAATGACAATCAACGGCAAGAGGTACAGAGTGGGGAATCAGAATCACCCATACCACGAGCTGTACAAAGAACGGGGCATCGAGGCGGTGTATCAGGCTATGGGTTTGGTAGAGGCAGACATCGCTGAAGCAGCCAGAGCTAAGAGTGAAGTACCTGTGTACGCAGTTTGGGCAACTCTATTCTGTCTCTCACTGCTTGGTGTATACACTCTGATTGGAGGCTAATATGAAGCCCTGTAAAGCTGATAGGAAGAAGTTTGATTTAGACTTGCAATATGGCGAGGTACGGGAAGATAAAATCGCGGATATGTTGCAGAACAAAAAGATAGAGGTGAAGTCGGAGAAAGACCTGTGGCAACGCACCGGCAACATCTGTATCGAGTATGAGTCATGGGGTAAGCCTTCGGGCATTGAGGCTACGGAATCAGACTACTGGTTCCACAACCTCTGTATCGGTGAGGACGAGTACTGCACCTTGGTGTTCAAGACTGACGTACTGAAGAAGATAGTGAAGGACTTGGACACGTTCAGGACAGTATCGGGAGGCGACCACAACGCCAGTAAGATGTTCTTGGTCAACCTACAAAAGTTATTCTCAACGGATGTTATCAAAGCATTCAAGGAGCAGAGCGATGAGCAACAAGACGACTGATACACTGATAGAAGACATCTACCACTTGGTGTCCACCGGGGAGATTGAGGACGGTGTTGACGTAGAGGCCGAGATTGACAAGTTCGGTGAGGCAATCAAAGACTTGATGCGTACCGAGTTTGGTAGAGACAAGAAGGAAGACAGGAGGACTCTACGCCTGTCGAACATCGGGCGCACCGACAAGTACCTGTGGAATGTAGTCGCAGGTACAGAGAAGGAGGAGATGAAGCCCAACGTGTTTGTCAAGTTTATGTACGGTCACGTAGTCGAGGAACTGTTGTTGTTCTTGACACGAGTAGCTGGACATGAGGTGACACACGAGCAGCAGGTATGTGAGGTAGGCGGTATCAAGGGACACATGGACTGCAAGATTGATGGTGTAGTAACGGACGTAAAGTCAGCCAGCAGTTTTGGGTTCAAGAAGTTCAAGTACGGTACGCTCCTGAAGGATGACCCGTTTGGCTACGTAGACCAGATACGAGCCTACGCACACTCCGAGGGAGACAGGGAGGTAGGCTGGCTGGCAATCGACAAGACCACTGGTCACCTGACATTCCTGAAGTACGACCTAGATGGTGAGGAGTTCAAGGCACACGAAGCATTCCACGGTACGATTGAGGAACGTGTCGCTCACCTGAAGGAGATGGTAAAAAAGCCTGAGCCACCGACTCCGTGTTATGCGCCAAAGTCGGAGGGCAAAGCAGGCAACAAGCAGTTGGCAATGGGCTGCTCTTACTGTCAGTACAAGAAACATTGCTACCCGAACCTGAGAGCGTTTGCTTACTCAACTGGCCCAAAGTTCTTTAGCGAGATTGTCAAAGAACCGAAAGTTACGGAGATTAAAATCCATGAGTAAAAAGAAAAGTAGGTTCAGGTCGGGGTTGGAGTCGGCACTGTACGACCAACTAAACAAGGAGTGGAAATACGAGCCGTACAGAATGCCGTACATCATTAGCAAGAAGTATCTGCCGGACTTTGTACACGAGGGCAAGCAGATACTGATAGAGGCAAAGGGATACTTCAGGGTAGGCGACACACAAAAGTACACCGCTATCCGAGACTCTCTGCCTGATTGGGAACTGATATTCGTGTTGTCAGACCCCAACAAGAAGGTACGGAAAGGTAGTAAGATGACGATGGGTCAATGGTGCGACAAAGAAGGCTTGAAGCACTACACCGTGAAGACAGTTAAGGAACTGACAAAGTATGTGAGGGACAAGAAATGTCAATGACTTTTGAGGAATACAAGGAAGCGTTCATGCGAGACCACGATGAAGTAGACATCTTAGAGGTACTGGAGATTGATTCCGTAGACTTGTTGGACGCATTTGAGGATAGACTAATCAGACACAGAGAGGTAACAGGCGATGAGTTATGATATGAACCCCGATTCCCCTTATTACGGTGAGCTGGCTTGTATGACACCTAAGCCAGACAGCCGTGAAGACATCGAACGTAGGTTTTTAAACAAGATGTCAAAGTGGGAACTGTTTGAAGAGTTAGAGTTTTGGAAGTCAACAGCTTTAGAGCGTGGGGCATCTGAGGACGCTTACGAAGAACTTTGTGAAGATGTGGAGCGTATGCAGGAAGAGATTGACCCCTACAACACAGGAGAAATACACGGATGAGTATTAATGACGCAACACCAGAGATGTGGGACAGACTGAGACAGAAGTATGCGGCAGTAGTGATGGAGGATGAATTGACTGAGGAAGAGAAGAAAGAGGGCGTAGGTAAGTTCCCTGAAGACAATGTAAACAATCCACAACACTACAACAACGGGAGCATTGAGTGTATCGACGCAATCAAAGAGTCAATGACCAACAATCAGTTCAGGGGCTACCTCAAAGGCAACTGCATGAAGTACCTGTGGCGTTACGACTACAAAGGTAAGGCTAAGGAAGACTTGGAGAAGGCGGGTTGGTACTTAAACAAGCTGATAGCGGAGGTGTCGTGATGTATTACTTTACTTTATTAAGCTCTTGTGCTAGAAACTGTAAACAACAAGCAGAGTGTTTTTTCAAGTTGTTTACTGTAGGTAACGAACATCTTTACGAGTTAGGCTATGAAACACGAAGTTTGTTTGGTTTTTACTTCTGGATTGATAGAGATATAGAGTGGACAGGGGAAGAAAACCCAACTCGTGAGTACGTCATTTCTTTTGATTTGTTCTGGTTCCACAAAAGATGGGAACTGTACGGTAAAACATTTAGAGAAGCCGTTAAGAACTACATAACGTGGAGAGAACACGATAAGATAATGGAACATGAAGACTACGACCCACACTTGGGCTGTCAGAACTGGCCTGTTTGTGACTTGGAAGGCTGCGGAGGTGGTAAGTAATGGCACACGGTCAAACACACGGGGGTAAGGGTTCTACCCAACGCCCCACGGACAAGAAGAAGTTTGCTGACAACTACGACGCAATCTTCGGCAAAAAAGACAAAGAAAAGAAAGACACTAAAGGAGAAAAGAAGGATGGATAAGTATCAGGAGTTTATACACAAGTCACGCTACGCACGGTGGCTCTCTGAGGAGGGTCGTCGTGAGACTTGGGAGGAGACTGTACAGCGTTACGTAGACTTCTGGGTCAACCGTAAGCAGATTGACAAGAAGACAGCAGAGCGTCTGTACGAGGGCATCCACAGCCTGAAGGTTATGCCGTCCATGCGCTGCCTGATGACTGCCGGTGAAGCTCTGGACAAGGACAACGTAGCAGGGTTCAACTGTAGC